AATCTGTTTCTCTTTTATCTGTGAATTGTTTTCGTACCGCTTGTTCACATTCTTCTTTAAACTTTTCTATAATAGGTTTAGGTATAGCGACAGGCTCTCGTTGAGCCTGTGCTAAAAATGATTTTACTTCTTCTAAGAAAGTCAAGCAGTCATTTCCTTCATGATTTCGTCATCAAGAATATCTTCTGCAGTCACTTCGCTTTTCTTTGCTTTTGCATATTCTTCTTTGACATAATCGTTTTCTCGTTTAACATACTCTAAAAAGTTTTTTAGATTATTTTTATCTGTATCAGAAAACTTAACATCTTTATTGGCATCTTTAATCTTTGCCGTAAAGTAAGTGACGCTACCTTTAGTATGTTTTTCTGTTCCATTAAAATCCAAAACAGTATTGTACATAATTTTATTTCTTTTAGAAAGGCTTTTTAATTGGTCGCCTATAGGTAAAAAGTTAACGCCTCTAACTCTATATAATACAGGCTCATCAACAATTGTTATATCTTCACCTTTTGATGTCTTACCTTTTGTAGAGACTACTCCAAATACATTTCTGTAACAAGTAATCTTATCTTGCTCTATTTTAGAAGCAGGGTCTAAATCATCTCTTCTTGCTTTAGGTACACTTCCACATGCGTCTGTTCCATTTGTATCAGGCTTTGCGTCTGACCAACTCGTAAACATAACAGATTTGTAGTTGTTATCTTCGTTCTCTTCATCCCACTTATTGTATTGAAAAGTATTTAAGAAAGGTCTAAAAGAAACTTTCTCTGCAAAAACAATACCATGTTTTTGACTATCTACTTTATATAGGCCTCGTTTTATGAGGTTGCCCTCACTGTCTTCGGTATCATAATTGATAGACAATCTGGATAAAGAAGAGCCACCTGACTCTATATCTTGACCTATCATCGCCATCAATTTATCGTTGGACATATTATCTATATCCGATATTAGTTCATTTGACATGTAATGTCTCCTTTTGTTGGTTTATTATATCATATAACTGCGGATAAGTCAAGCCAATTTTTACCTTTTTTTATTTCAAAATCTAGCATAACATTTAAATCACAATCATATCTCTGTAGTAAAGAATCCTTAACATTAGTGAAGGAAGTCTTGATGATACTAATTACATGATGTACTTCATCAGGATGAGTATCTAATATTACAGAATCATGAACAGTATTAATCAATAAACTTTTCATATTTCTTTTTTTAAGTAGTTCCCAAACATTATAACAAGCTATGGGAACAATATCAGCCGTGGCAAAACCTTGAACAGGATAGTTTTTTACCAGAGTAGAGTGGCTATAGTAGTATTCATTTTTATTTCTACTCCAACCTCTTTTTATATTAGGAAAGTAATATTCTCTACCACTAGGTAGCTTTACTATTTTACTTTTAAATGCCCTTTCTTGTAAGCGTCTATGCCAATCTGCTATTTGTTTATACTTCTTTAAAAATGTCTCATAGTACTCTCTTTCTTTTTTCTTACCCATCATACCTCCATACAAAGGTTTAAAGGTGTGTGCTTTTGCAGTTTGCCTATCACAACCAATAATATCAGCAGTAATTTGATGAACGTCAACACCACTTTGTATATCTTTCATAGCCTGTTCATCTTGTGATAGAAAAGCTGCGACCCTAAATTCTAACTGTGCAAAGTCAACTTCTATTATCTCACCATTATCAAATCTAGACTGAATAGCTTTTTTAATAGGGAACTTATCACCCCTAGGCATGTTTTGGAAATTAGGTTTTGATGAGGATAGTCTACCTGTCATAGTGACATGTTGATTAAAAGAAGGATGAAGTAGTGCATCCTGATTTGTATTGTCTTTAATGCCTGTTATAAAAGTATTAAGATAAGTCTCTATAGCACCATACCTAATAACACTATCAACAAATTCTTTTAATGTACCTTCTGCATACACACCTATTCTAGTTAAAGTTTCTTTATCGGTCTTAAAACCACCTTGGGCAACATCGTGAACACTATTAGGCTTCCAATTAAAACCTGCTCTAGCTTCTGTGTCTGTGTAGATAACCCCTTCCTTCTTACATCTATGGCAAACATTTAACATTTTAGAAGGCTTTCCGTCTTTATTTATTTTTCTTATGTACCCAACACCTTTGCAAGTGCCACACTGTTCAGCAATGGTTTTGAAAATAGGGTCTGTATATTTCTGTACCATGCCTTGAAATTGTTTGTCGGACATCATAGGTCTTTTTTTTGGTTTGTTAGTTTTTTTATCTATACCTATATTGAACATGCTAGACCAAAGATTTTTATCCTGTACTTGTTTAGAGTATATTACTTTAGATAAATCTTCTGTAGAGGATAGGTTAATTTTTGTGTCACCCATAACTTGAAATATTATTTTATCAATTTTATTTTTTAGTTTATAGTACTCTTGTGTTAGTTCTTTTTCTACGTTATCTAGGTCTTCTATGTTAATATAATTTCCATTACATTCCATATCTATTAGGACCTGTAGAAAATCATTCATCAAATCTCTAGTAGGAAGTAGTCCTCTGTTAGCGGGTAAGTTATAAAATCTTACTTGTGTAAGATATAATTCTTTTGTAATTTTAACATCTTGTCTGCCGTAAGATTCTAAATACTCTAGAGGTATTTCATCAACACCATAGCCGTCTTCCATGTAGGTAGCTAGTATATCTGATTTTAAACTAATGTTATGTCTTCTACAACATTCTTTTAATGATAAGGATTTATCTTTATTTCCTCTCATAATAATGTACTCTGCTAACATAGTATCGTATAGTTTACCTCCATAAGTAAAACCAAACTCATACATCCAAGACATATCAAACTTTAGATTGTGTCCAATTACTAGTGTAGATTCATCTAATATCTTTTGAACCTTATCTTTATTTTGTTTTATCTTTTCTACATCATTAAAATCTTTATGGTAGAAAAAATAGTATTCGTCATTAATACCAATACTGACTAACCTATTATCGGGATTGAAAGGTGAAGGGTCACCCTCTTTACTTACTGTTGTTTCTATATCTAGTGTTGTTATCATTCATTATCCTTTCTATGTAAATGAAGTGAATTGAGATAATGTGGGTATCAATTGTACTTGAAACTCATCATGGTCTCCCGTTAATTTATTCTTTGAAATTGTTATCTGCCTTACACATGCCTCATCGGGATTTTCTTTACCCTCGTCTAATTTTCCTATACCAATAATGACATCTGCTTCCGCAGCTTTACCTGTCTTAGAATTTGCCATAACATTAAAACTTAATCTCTCTCTACCATGTGCTTCGGCTGAAGCTTGGGATAGGCCTATAACTAATACCCCATGTCTTTTAGCAATCTCCCTAGCTTGTCTATAAACTTCACCTAGTTTTTCATGAGAAGAATTATACTTACCTGTAATATTAACTTTATCTAATTGGTCTATGATTAGTATGTCTACATCATGTTCTTTACAGTGTATATTTAAGTCTTCCATATTCATATCAACGCTATCATGAGTATGGATATAAGATTCTATTTCTTTCCACCTATCTTTGGCTAATTGTCTGCTACCATTTAGTATCTGCCTTTTGGTTAGATTGCTACATGCATTTAACATTCTCATTTGTGTACGGATAGCAGGTTCTTCATTGCAAAATATATGAACATTCTTTTTTTGCCATGCGAATCCTCCCTCATTTGCTACCATGCTAACCCAAAAGGCAGTTTTGCCACTCTCAGGTCTAGCAAAGACAATCATAAAATTACCTTTACCAATACCTTCTGTAGCGTTTTGTAGTGCATGTATATTAAAACTGTATTCTCTTTGTTGATTGACTGCTTCTATTATCTCATCAACATCTCTTGTCACTGCGGTATCATCTACTGTATCAAAGTATTCCTCATCAATAGTTTCTAAAAATCTCTGCACTTCTTTAAACGAATGTTCACTAGGATTATTTCCTATAGCTATGCAAAGCTTTGACATTTCATCTGCTTTAGATGATTTGTACATACTTTTGATAGCGTTCTCTACAACACTTTCATTCATATCTTGGATGTGTTGCAGTCTACTAATTAAGTTTTTAATATTTTTTTGTGCTTGAAAACTTTGATTAGCGAAGTAAGTTTCAAAATAACTTATTCTTAAATCATCAATGCTTATGGATTCAATCCCAGGATTGTCTTCGTATATTCTAGATATGGCTTTATAAATATCATTACCACCATTCGTAAAAAAAGAATCTGATACAATTTTTCTTACTCTATCAAATACTTTTCTTTTTAATATTATTTTTAAAACATATAGTTTTAAGTTCCCGTCTTCCATAATAACCTTTCTATCTTACACATGTAAGATTTAATACTTCAACTCCAATAGTCTTGCTTCCATTTTACATTTTGTA